TTCTAGGTTCATATCCTTGGTTCCACCATCATAGGCATGAGCATATCCTTCAGTAATCATTTGCTCATTCAATGATACTTCTGCGTCTCCAATATATAACCAACCAAGAAGGCGACCGTACTTACCCATACCACCAACCAATTCAGTTCTAACAGACAACTCATCTTCACCTGCAATTGCACCTTCTAATTTTTCTTTCATCCAGTTAGTAGCATCTAGTCCCAGAGCTTTCTCCTCTAAGTTCTTCGTCCTTTTCTCTGGTGTATCAACTCCTGCAACTCTAACTCTTTCTTTCTTGTATAAATCAAACCCGAGGTCAATAGTGACATCGATAGTATCGCCATCAAGTACACGATTGATCTCCGTCACTCGGAAGTTGTAACAACTCTTTCTGTTCGGGGGTGTCAGTGCTCCCATTATTGAGTTCCGTATAAGATAACTTTATTATGTAGACGACATACGTTGCTGTCATTACAACAGCAAGTATCACACATATAATTACCGACCATACGGGGTCATTAACATTGTCAAGAGGACGTAATACTAAATTCATTTTTTAAAAGGCTCCCAATGTTGCCAACCGTAATTATGTACTGCCCACATGCCAATAATAGGGACGAAGACTAGACACCATGCCATGACTCCTAACCCATATGGATTGTTCAATACTATACCGCAAAACCTAGCAAACTGTAAAATCATAATGGATAAGCGTTTACTAAACTCCAAGACACAAACCCTATAACCAAACCGAATATAATTGTTGCTGAAAAGTAATAATTATTCATGACGGTTCCTCCATAGATCTGCGAAATAACGATCAACTTGATATAAATCACCTTGAGGTGGTTGCTCTTCAATCTTAGACCATTCATTACAAAGTTTTCTCATCTCAGGAACGATTCCATCAGGTCTAAACATCCTCCCAAAAGAAGACATAGCAAACGCATATCTCATTCTAATGCGCTGATCCATTTCCTGAGTAGGCGTCGGTTTCATAATAGTTATTTTCACCTTTTCGTAGCCCGAAATAGATGGTGGCACATACAAAGGGTAGTGATCCGAAAAGTAGGACATGTGCTAAAGTCATTTAATTTTTTCCTCGTAGATTTTAACCAATTGTTCTACTCGAACTTTGTCCTCGTAAATTTTAATCAATCGTTCTGCTTGCTTCTTATCAGATCCACAAGGAGCATTTTTTAGACACATAAGAATTAATTCATCATCACTAATAGAGGGTTTAATAGTGAATCCCCATTTATCAACTTCACCTTCGATAGGTGCTTCTGGACTATCAATCATTAGAAAAATACCTTAAATCCTAGAGATGTTCTGCCACCTTCAAATTCTTTTATGCTGCTTAAGTATTCAGCAAATAATTTTAAATCATTACCATACTCAATACCAATAGATCCTAGAGGACCTTCAAAGTTATCTTTACTATCAAACTTTGAGTTATTCAAAGATATACCACTGTATACTGTAAGATCGGGTGATAGTGGTGCTAAAAATTTTACACCAGCGTGATTGATACCAGGATGATCATCACACTGCATTGGTGATGAGAGATGTTCAGCAAACAATCTTAAATGTTCGTACATATCATATTCAATACCAAAGGAACCCACAGGTTCACTTAAATTAATTTGCTCACTATCATAGGGTTCTAAAGTAACTCCGACATAAGTTTTCACTTCATCGGGACTCATAACTCCAAGTATTGCGGTTGTTAGTGTTCCGACAATCGTACTTGGTCCAATACATAAACTCATTTTACATTACCAGGTGGTAAGGATTGAAAGATTTTTGAGCAAACATTGATAGCATGAGGTGCTCCATACACTCCAGAGAAGATATATGAGATACCTAACTTGGAGCAATACCTCTCAAGCTCCTGGCATTTTGTTATGTCAGTATTACTATGATCAATGATAATATCACCCCCCTCAAGTAATGGTAGTAACTCATCAAGTGTGTCTTCTACCTTTACTTCTGGGAGTGTAATCTGAAAGATACCAGGAATTTTACCAGCACTGGTAAATTTCTTATTATCAGTTTTAACTGCTCGGACAAGATACTCTATTGAAGTTACACATCCACTAAGGTATCCTGCTTCATATTGCCCACAGGCACTTTCATAGTTAGTGCTACTGTAACCCCAAACTTCAATTCCTTTTTCGATCATACGACGAGCCATACCTTCACCAGTACGACCCAGACCAATCATTCCTACTTTCATAATCAATTAACGTGTACTATACCGGTCATTCCTGCTCCTTGATGAGGACCACACCAGTAATTATAGTCCCCTTTGTCAGCAAATACAACGTCCTGTGATTCTCCTGGAGCAAAAAGTAATGCTTCTCTGGAAAGATCTGGACGTGCCTCTACAATAATATTGTGAGGGGGTAATGCCTCATTAATAAAATGAACTGTGTCTCCTGCAGAGATTGTTATCTCACTTGGTTCAAATACTAGGTTGCCATTAGCACCCATTGTGACATCTACTGCCCATGCAGGTAAAGCAAGGAACAGTGAAGCAATTAGGACAAATAAAGGCTTCATTGTGTTTTCACGACTACACTATCTATTCAACTATTACATCTTTATACTTATACTTGTTTTGAGTTCCTGACCTTACATCTTGTATGGTTTGTCGGTCCCAAATCCAATTTGAATTGGTGCTTGTTCAATACGAATAGTTTGAGCGGGAGCAGTTTGTGCTGCTGCTTGAATCAATCTTTCCATGTCTGCCTTGCTGATTCCGCCGCCACCATTACCACCACCTTCTCCTGCTTTCTTCGCTGCCTGGACACCAAAAGTCGCCAGAACCCCCGTAAAGACGCTGGCGATAAAAGTTGGATCTAGTTTTTGTTCAGGAATACCAAGGGCTGGAGGTAACTTGATGTACGCCAGCGTGAGTATTCCGCCGCTCCAAACAAGGATACCAAGCCTAACAAAAGTAGACAGAATAGCAAGTTGTTCTTCTTTGTCATCTGCTGCTTCCTTTAACTTTCCAAGAATACCTTTTTTCTTAGGATCTTTGGAGATTTCCTTTTTGACTTCCTCTGGCATTCCATATGGAGCAACTAATATATTTAGAAAAATGGGGGGTATTTAAACCCCCTCAAATACAGGTGTCATTAGTCCACCACCTGGTCCGTCGTTGTCATCATCAACATCAATATCAGATAAGATTGCATTAATAATAAAAAAAATTACCAGACCCGATGCGAATACTAACATTTACCATACTCCTGGAATAATTTGCCCACTAACGGCATATGATCCCATTGCGGCAATGACTCCGATCATTGCTGCCCAACCGTTGATGCGTTCTGCGTTTTCGTTCATTGGTATTGCTCCTGTGTTTTGTTGTAGATAATGATTCTGCCATTTTCATGAGTGAATATTAATTCCTCATCATGTGCCCAACAGAGTTCTTCGTAAAGGGCATTCAGTCTCTCCATGTCTTCATAGAGTTGATTGGGATTAGTCATATTAATTTTTACTATTCCCTATCTATTCACTTTCACTCAATACAAAATAAAATTTACTTTGGTCTACTGGTGCATTCTCATAAGATGAAATGTCACCATACTGTTTGTGATCTTTATAACCTACCATGCGACCCTTCGTATTTTGAAGAGCTGACATGAAGACTACGAAAAAGAATACTCCTGGTGCACCGATTAGCAGTGCTCCCCCGATTACATAATACGTCAGAATTTCAAGTAAAGAGGGTTCCATCAATAAAGTTCCTCTTCTTTTTCAGTTTGAATTACACAATCAGATGTAGGATATGCTACGCAAGTAAGGACAAATCCTGCTTCAAGTTGATCATCGTCAAGAAATGATTGATCTGATTGATCAATCGTACCTGATACAATTTTACCAGCACAGGATGAGCAAGCACCCGCACGGCAAGAATAATTCATATCCATACCTGCTTCTTCAGCAGCGTCTAGAATGTACTGATCGTCTTCGCAAGTGATGGTTTGCTCACCATCGGAAGTTTGGAGAGTGATAGAAAAAGTCATAATTTTGAGAATTTAATCAGTAGGTCTCTGAAAGTTGTTCCACAGTATAACCGAGAAGACAGAAAAAAGCAACTGTCGTGACGGTGAAGATAATTTCAGTCATCAGAATCCGAAGACACCAAAGAAAAATACACTACCGGAAGTAGCATAAGAGATAACAGCAGCAACAAATCCAAGCATAGCAGTGCGTCCATTCAATTTCTCCGCCCTTTCGGCATATGACTCATATCCATAACGCTCAGCATCAGTCTGAGAGACATACATCTGGGGTTCTTTAGCGAACAGATTCTGTTGTCCGCGATCATTCGTTGTTACAGTCATGTTACACTCCGTTATAAATCTTTACATATTATATAGGAAACATAAAGTTTTGTCAATACTCCATGTCTCCACCATAACGGATACAGGTCTTTTTATTTTCTGCTGATGCTCTACACCATTGCCTCACGTAACTATCCGCATCCATAGTCATTTTATAGTGAGCATGGTTATGCAGTATCCCTATCAATACTAACATTCCCAGCAATAGAAGAGAAGTCAATGTTCCTGGATTCGTTAGGAATTTGAGAACAAATTTCATAAAAAAAGGGGATGCCGTCGCACCCCCAGTATAACATCTAGATGTTTATGTGTCTATATGAACAATCAGAAGTTGTACTTGACGCCCAACTTACCACCAAGACCGAAGTCATCTTCGTCTTCTGCGGTCAGGAAGGAAACCTCACCATATACGCCAAGAGCCTCTGAGACGGGGACGCCAACTCCTGCTTTACCAGAGAACTGGGTATCGGTCTCTTCGCCGTCAACAGCGACGATTGCAGGACCAGCCTGAATGTAGTAAGAAGCAGCACCTGCTTCTCCTTCAAAACCTACGTGAAGGTCTGTCGTGGCAGAAGTGTAGTCATCGCCAACCCAACCAGCATTGGTTTCGACGTTGACGTAGGGACCTGCAAGGGCAGCGCCAGCAGAAGCGAACAGAGCAGCGGAGGCTGCGAATACAG